AGAAATTGCACCAACCTGTGCACTAATTGCTTCTTTTGTACGAAGAGGTGTCATACCTTTCGTGTTTTCTGTACCTGCTTGTGCTTCAGATTGACTAGCAATAGATAAGAAAATACCATCTGATCCGTCTGCACCTGCAGGGCCTTGTGTACCATCAGAACCTCTAGGTATAGTTAAATTAAGAACTCCTGTAGTAGCATCATATGTTGAAGTTGCACTTGTACCTGCATCACCTGTAGCCACATTTACTGTTTGTACCCCTTGAGCAGATTGAGCAATAACATTACCACTTGAATCAAACGCTAGAGTTTTACTTGCTCTATCTGTTTTAGCAGGTAATGTAAGTGTTGCACTTTCATCATAATCATTTTGTGTAATGCTTCTTGATATTTTATCATTAAGATCACCAAAGATAGCAATACCTTGATCTTGTTCAGTATTAAGACTTGTTATATCTAAACTAGAACTTGTAGGAAAATCTACTGTTCTTTCTATTGTTATTCTTCTTAATACAGTAATTACTGTACCTGCAGTTTGTCCAGATCCAAATGTAAGTGTACCACCTGAACCATATTCATAAGCACTATCTGATGGAGATGTTGTTGCTTGAATACTAAATTGAGTAGTTGTTGTCGGGTTTGTACTGTATGTAGCTAAAGTAGAGCCAACATATACTTTAACATCAGTTACAGCAAAAAACTCAAATGGTATTGTAAAAACTGTTTGACTTGCCGTAGCTGTGTAAATTACTCTTGGAGTATTATTTGCACTTGATATTGTCATTCTATTACCACATCATTATATAAATCTCTAAATGCTTGATCCCATAACCAAAAATTATTTAAAGGTATCAACTTTCTTAACATAGTCTTTTTTTCAACATCTGACAAGGTGTCGTTAGAAAATGCACTTATTACATCAAATAACATACTTGGGCCACTACCTATTATTTCTTTAACTGCATCATCTCCATCAGCATCTCCAAAGCGTTGATCTAATCCTAACAATGGTCTTGCACCTATTGATTCTCCAAAAAATCCACCACTTGTAGTTTCTAACATAAAGTTAGCATCACCTAATAATGCTGTTGTACCAGACAATTCTACACCTCTTACAATCTTTTCTCCTAAATCTTTGTTTTCATAGTATCTAGGATTTTTTGCCCAATCTGCCATCATACCTAATGCTATAGCACTAGATACACCTGCCATAGCTTGTCCCATTTTGCCATCTCTTCCTTGTGCTAAACCTATTAACACTTTACGATTTGCACTTATTCCCCAAGAATAAAACTGTAATAATAAACCAAGCCAAGCATTATTTATTTTACCACCCATATCTGTTTTTTGGAATCCCATTGCTTTGAATAATGGATTGTTCATCAGTTCAGCAATACCTTCATCATTAATTCTAATTACTCCGTGCATCATATTTACTTGATCAGCGGCACTAGGCGTTACAATAGTTCTATTCATATCTGCATATATTGCACTTTGTAATTTTCGTCTTGCCATTTTACCACCGGGCAATGCATCCCACGCCATAGAATTTAAATAATATGTTCCTTTACTTTTTTCTATTGGCATACGACTAAATACTTTAGCTACATTTTTATCAATACCATATGATGCAAGACGGGCAATGCCTTTTTCATCTAGTTTACCTGCTACAAGTTTTGCACTATCTTCTACAAATCTATGCATACTCATACGGCGTACAATTCTTTTAATTCCTCTTGTATATGGAGTAAGAATGTTAGCTTGATAAAATGCTTGTTGTGGGCGTTCAAGCCATTGACCAACAGCTTTATTAAAATATCCACCAAAATTTTTTGATTGTTGCGCTGTAGAGTCAAAGACAAAACGAGAAGAAGCACTAGAGAGTTCACCTTCAAGTATAGGTACAAGTTGATCTAACTCACTAATATTAGAATGTTTACCAATAGTTTCTAAACCTCCTACATAAGCACCAATTACATCCTTATATGTTCTATGAAAACCATTTACCATTAATGGTCTAGCTATCTCAGGCAAGGCACTTATTGTAACTTTTCCCATAAATGCTAAACTTGCAAGGTTACGAATACTATTAGCTATTTGTACGCTTAATGTTGTTGGATCATCAGAATAAAGCGTACCTAATAAATTATCTTTTCCATCTCTAAAGCCATTAATTATTTTTTGTCTTGCTGTTTGTGGTACATTATCTGCTATTAAATCTAATTCAAGATTATCTAAATATTCTGTTAAATGTACATCACCGAATTTTTTATGCAATTCTAAAGCAGGTGCCATTCTTTGTACATATTGTCGCATAACAATTTCTGCATCTTGTTCTATAAAATCTTTTAGTTCTTTGTTAGGAATATCAAGTTCTCTTTGTAGTAATTGTCTTGCTCCTACTTTGTATTGACCATCAACATCAATACCATATCCGTGTATTCCTTCTATATCACCCCATCTTGAATGTCCTTCTAAAATTTGGTTGTAATGATATTCTACTTCTGCATCTAATATTTTTTCTCTATTTGTTAGATCGTCAGGTATTTTTTCTTTAGCCGTAAGTTTATTTCTTTTTTCTGCTAGTTTTCTACGCTTTAGATATTTAGGATCAGTTATTTTTTGTGGTAATGTTGTTTCAAAATGGCGTCTTAATATTGCTTTAAACTCATCTGCATTTTCTACTAATTTGTCGTGTCTAAAATATCTAGTAAAGTATTTTTCTTTTCCTGCTGTTAAGGAGTCGTTAGCTACAACATCTATTTCAGCTTGTTGTAATTTTAAAAATTCTCTTTTGTTTTGTATTTTTTTAGCAAGTGCTTCTGCTTGTTCACCTGTAAACTTACCTGTTCTTTGCATATCTAATGCTTTAGCTAAAGTAAGTTCTGCCCTTTTTGTCATTATTTGAAAACTCTTTTGAGATTTAAACATTTGCAAACTACTTGCTATATCATTAAATTCTTTCATTAATCTATTAAATGGTATTGATCCTTTTTTAATAGCTTCTTGCAATGCAATATCTTGTGTTTCTTGTAATACATCTTCATCCATTATGTATCTACCAACCATACTATAATAATCTCTAAGCGTTACATCTGGTGGTACTTCACCTTGTTTTGTTTTATTAAAAGCATTTTTAACCTTTGAGCCAAATTGTTGTGTAGCTAATACACCTCTAGCAATAGTTCTTTGTCCACCTGTTTTATCAGAAGCAATCCCGTGATATCCAAAATAAGCATCTTCCATTTCAAATATAGCATCTCTAAGTTTTGGTTGGTATTGAGTAAATGTTCGCAATAATACAGAATCAGGTGTAGCAGAATAACCTTCCCTATTCATTTTAGTCATAACTCCGTGATCGCCTAATAGTTCAAGCATATCTCGTGCTACCCTTTCTCTTAATTTCTTGTTTTTAACATTTCTACCTACAGCATTAACTACGCCACCAAGGTTTTGTACTTCTTCTAATATTCTTAAATATTTAATACCACTAGTTTCTGCACCTTTAGACACATTGTCTTTAACAATGTCATCAATTACTCTTTTATTAAGAGTGCTAAGATATTCATTTACAGGCATATCCTTAAATTCTTTAAGTGTTTTAGGCATAATTTCACTAGCAAATATTGCTCTTCTTATTGTGTAATTAACCCAATCATCTGCTGTTCTAAATAAATTTGCAGGTGGTGTTACTCCAACCTGTCTTAGTTGTTCTAAATGTTTTTTTTGTTCAAACTGTGCTTTTGCTTTTACTATATCTAATTCTACTTCATTAGTAAGATTGTTATATCTAGCCACAACATCATCTACATTACTACGAACACCTGCTGTTTCTGTTTCTTCTATAGCTTGTTGTACACCTGTTTGTGTAAATGTTTGATCTACTATTTCTCGTTGTTGTTGCATTCTTCCTCTTAGCTGTGGCACAGACTCTCCCGGTAGTGCTTTAAATCTTTTCATACCACTTACTGATTTTATGCGAATAGCATCACCTTTATTAAATTTTTTAATTTTACCAAGTATTTTCATAGCATTACGATTAATTGCATTTTCATAATCTGCTATGCTCTGTCCGGGTTTTTGTTTTATTTTACTATGTGAATATTCGTGCAACATAACAAAATCTGCCCATTCGTCTGCATTATTAAATGTATCTCTTGGTAATGCTTTAACACCTTTTACTGTAGGTTTAGTCCACGGCAAATCTATAAATGTTCGTTTTATAGCTTCTCTATCTATTCGTATTGTATTATTTTTTCTTTGATAAAATGCTTTCTTATATCTACCATTTTTATCGTGCCTACCTGTATAACCATCAATAATTCTAAGACTCTTATAACCTTTAGGATCAAGATATTCTATTGCATCTATTGCATCTCTAATAGGTTCTGGCTCTCTAGCTTGTTTACCTCGCTTTGATTTTATAGTTACATCTTCAAAATTTTTTTTTGGATTTATATAAAATTCTTCTTGATTATAATCTTTGATACCTTCGTTTTCAGATAACTCTTTGTCGTAGTCATCTAATGTTTTTTTTGTACCTTTAGGCAATGCACTCTTTAAAGTTTTGCTACCTAAGTTAGCTGTAAGTGAACCTGCTACTCCTCCGATAAAACCACCTGCAAGTGCACTCAATCCAATCATTGCTGTTGTTTCTTCAAATGTAGAAGTTGGATCTAAATTGTGTCGTATAGGTTCTGTTAATGCTGTTATACCACCAACACCTACACCACCTCGTACTGCACCTTTAACAAATCCTAATCCTCCTACCATAGGTATAGGTAAGTATGTAGTTGGATCAAGAAACGCCGCCGCAAATCCCGGTAGTATTCTGCCTGCTTGCTCTAATCTATCTCGTCTAGCATTGTTTCTATCTATTTTTTGTTTTAAAAAATCAGCTTGTTCTTTATTTTTAATACCAATAAATTCTTTCATATAAGGTAGGTAAGGCTCAAAGTTGTCAGCAAATACATCATAATTAGGATCGTATTCATCACTTACTTGTTGGTCTATAGGTGATGTACTTTCTGCCCATTGATTAAGCCAAGACAAACTATAATGATCCATAACATCATCAAAGAAAGAATTGTTAGGAACATACTTATTTTCTTTAGCCATAACAGGCACTCGTCTAAGCTGTGCATAGTTATATGCTCGTAAAAAATCTTGTTGATTATTACTAAGACTATCTACTGATGTAGTATTAATTCTTGCCATAATTAGGAATTAGTGCATTAAATGTTGTTGGATAATTGTCTGCAAAGTTTTCTGCTTCTCTTATCCTTTGTTTATTAGCTTCATTAAGTGATTCATAATGTGTAATATCTTTACTAAGTACCATACCAATTTCTATATCCTGATCTCTAGCTTTATCTAGTTTTTCTTTTACATCATTTGGTGTGTAAAAATAAAATGTGCCATCATCTTTTAATACAGGTGTAGCATCACCTGTGCCTTTATTTATTTCTAATAAATAATAAGAAATATTTGCAGTATCATCTGTTAGATTCATATTTTTAGTATTAACAGGATATACTCTAAAATCTCTACCAAGTTTCATTTTATTTCTATCAACATTTTTATATCTTTCAAATTTACTAATTTCATTCATAATATAAGGTTCGTGATGGTCATTTATCATTCTATTAGGATTATTAGGATCGGTTACCTTATGTCGCTCTAATGGATATAATACAACGCCACTTTCTCCTGCATCACCTCCTGCCATATAATTAAAATTACTTTTGCCTATTATACCTTTTTCAGTAAGAGTATTATAAAACTTCATACCCATTTGTTTAAAACCTTTAGTTGGTTCAGTTGTAACATTTGGATCATATATAGTAGAACTTCGTAAATACATTCTTAAAGTATTTCTTAATGGTGTTGCTAAATTATCTTCACCAAACATAATACCTGTTTTATCAATTACATGCTTAATTGCATCATCAACTGCTTTATTAACAACAGAAGCATTATTTGTATCTTTGATATTTGAATCAAATGCTGTAGATAATTCAGTAGCTACTGTAGTAAAATCTATTCTATCATTAACTAATGATCGTACTCTTACACCTTCTAAAATATTATGTGCTTTATCAGATAAGCTAGGAAACATTTTTTCATAACTATCTGTTCTTATAAACTTACCTTTATACATAGTTCCTGATAATCGTGTTGCTGATGCAACCATAGGATTAAGCATTGCTTGTATTACATCAGCATCACCTGATAATATAAGTTGTTCTATAGAATCTTTTATTACAGTAGGCATTGCTCCAAGTCTGCCGTGTGCTTCATAAAACTCTGGTGTTCTCATAGCTTGGTCATATGTAGTTAAATTAGCTAAACGAGATGGATTGCTTGAGCTTTGTGCAAGTATTTGAAAATATTCTGCAGGACTATCTTTAGCTACCCTTGTCATTTTTTTTTGTACAAATGGATCAGTATAGTTTGTAGATGCTTGTCTTTGTTGAGTATAATTAGAAAAACCTGCTATAGCTTCACTTAGTTCGCTAGAGCCAGATGTATTGGCTAATCGCTCGGTAAGATTAGAATCAATAGCATCTACTTCATCTTCAGTAAGACCATCTAATACTTTGTTAAAATCTTCTTGTTTAATAGTTGATACTTTGCCTCCAAATGCTATTTGCTGTGCTCCTTTACCATCAATCAAATCACGAATAGCTACTAAATTGCTTTCTTGTTCTTTTCTGCCAAAACTAGTTTGACTTCTTGGTGTAGTTGGATCAAGTAGCTGTTGTAAGTTTACACCACTAACTTCTGACGAATAGAATTTATGTAACCCATTAATCATTGATTGAAACTTTACTCTTTCCGTAATACTTCTACCAACAAGATTTTCAGGTATTTCAGCTATTGATGCATTGGCTATGTCTTTAGCACTACTAGGATCAATTAGCACATCTCTTTTAAATTGTTGTTCTGCTTTACTAAAATACTGTTCTGCAAAAGCACTTGTTTCTTCTTCTTTTTGTTGTCTAAATTTAGTTTGTGCTTTCTTTTGATCTTGTAGCATTTGTGCTTCAAGAGTAGGTCGTATTACATCATAGAATTTTGAAGGTAAATTTTGTTTATATGACTCAAATATTGGAGCCATTCTATTTACATATCCATTAGCATCTTCATTGGCATTAAACGATTGTTCTAATTGTGCCATACTTTCTTTTTCAAATTGTAAACCAAGATCCATTTTCATTTTAGCAACAATCATTTTATCATAATCATCTTGATCTGTTTGCCAAAAAAATCTATCTGCTTTAAATGGCTTCATTGTTTTAACTGTTCTTACTTCACCTGTCTTTTCATCAGTTATTTGTTTTTCATCCATTTCAAATTTTGCATTTTGCACAGCGTTTTTCATTCTTATTTGATCTGTTTTTTTCTGTAATGCTGTAAAAGTATCTGATATTTTTTCAAAGGTTTTATCCCAAGCTACTGCAGATTCTTGTGTTTTTTGTATTGCTGTTTGATATCCAATAGGAGCAGTTACTCCTATTTGTTCTCTATAAGAAACCATATCCTTGGATCGTTTAACCATTATGTATCTTCCTTCTTCGGTGGTGGTGCATCATCCTCTTGTGCAAACGCTGACCAATTAACATTAGCACCCATACCAACTAATCCTGCTACACCACTATATATACTTGCTTTTCTTCTTGATTTGTAAGCTGATAACGAAGCGTCTTTTGCAATACCTGTTTGTCTTGCATCCATAAGTGCTTGTGCTTGTGCCTCTCTACCCATCAAAGTAATATTAGATTGATCTCGCCCTTCAGCTTCTCTATTAGCTAACAGAAAGTTAGTAAAACTTGGTGAACCTATCTCAGCGCCGGAAGCGGCCAAACTTGCTCTGTTTGATTTGTGTAGTTTAAGTGCTTCTCTTTTTCTATCATTTAAGTCTTTTTGCATTTGCAATTCTCTAGCTTTGGCTTCTTCTTCTTGTTGCCTACGCCTTTCTTCTAGCATTTGTTGTTCATATGAATTTGCTGTATCATCAGCATTCATTTGTTGCATCATAGAATATACTTGAAAGCCACCACTTATAACTGTGAAAGCTAGACTAATATATGGAATGGCGGCGGCTGGAGGACACATTAGAAATAATACTCACTTGTTATAGATAATATTCTGAAAGGTAATGGCACAGATTGTGTAATCGTAATAAAAGGTTCTTGGCTATAACCTAAACTATGTACATCTTTTTTACCTGTATATCCTGTCATTTCAAATCCATTGCTTACAATTACATCATTACTGTTTACTTGTAAATTATGTGTTTTAGATAATTCTAATATAGTTTTTCCTATTTTTCTAGGTAATCCGTATGTTGAACCTAATCCTCTTACAGGTGAAGTTGCATCTATAGATAATGTAGAAACATCTACTGTATAATCAATACCTATATCAATACCTGATGCAGGTTTTTGAAATATAGCAACACCATTAGAATCAACTGTACTACTGCCATAATAAACTATTGTATCATTTTCTCCTGTACCTGATGTAGCGTGTACTACTTTACCCCGTAAATCTGGTGAAGTATTTAACCCTGTAAATGTATAAGAGGTAGTAAATTCTATTGGTGCATTATCAGATGCTGTTAGGGCAGGTACAACTGTAACTATATATTCACCTGATGTACTTGTTGTTGCTACATTCTGTATCGTACAACTTATTGAATTACAGGTAAATTGCTCCCCTGCTCTGGGTACTTGTGTCAAGCCATCTATTATAACAGTATTAGCACTAGTAACTGCACCTTTTACTAAAGGCGTTCCGTGTGGTTGATATGACGAAGATAAGACTTTAGATACAGAAGCATCTGTTGGTATCTCATATTGTGAGTTAGAAAATTGCTCTAAATAATATTTAGTAGCACCATTTATTGTTCGTTTAACTACAGCATACATAAATTGTGTTGTTGCACCTACAGATATATAATCACCATCTGTTTCCCATATTACCCAACCTGATAATTTTTCTTGTCTATTTGCAGAAAACACTCCTATTGTTCCATTGTCATTTACAAACAACATAAACATTTCTGTTCTTATTCCGGATGATTTTATTATTGCAGAGTCAGTAGGACTACTTACAGCTTGTGGTGAAAGTATAGATAATGCTGTAGGTGTATATTCTTCATTAGCAGTATTATAAAAATATTCTCTTACTGTTTTACCATTCGGTTGAACAAAGATTGCCGCACCATCAAATAATCTTGGCATACATTTAAGTTGCGAACCAAGATCACTTTGTTTTAATACTTGTAAATCTGTCGGTGTAATTGGTTTACCTACTTGAGGTTTTAAATAAAATTCACCTGTTGTTGTAAAAATTTCTAAATGTTTACCAGAAATTAAATGTTGTATTCTATTTACTTGGTCTGATGCAATATTTATTTGGATAGCGTCTGTATCATCACCATCCCCTAAACCAAAGTGAAAAAAGTCTGCTGTTTGACTACCACAAATAAAATCACTTATAGATCCACCTGCAAAAAAAAGTCTTTGCTGATGAAACCTTACTGCTGTTGGAAAGCCATTATGTGTATTATATACTTCTTCATCCCATTGTTTGGTAGGTGGATGTCCTATAATTCTAACATTTGTACCACCACCATCTTGAGAATCTCCTGCTGTACCACTTGTAGCTGTATATTCATAACGATCGTCATCAAGAACAGTTATTGTAAATGTACCATTTATATTTGTTGCTGTAAGACCTGAACCAGAATCATTTAAAATACTTTCTGCACCTTCTATAGTAATTGATGCACCTGTAGAAAATCCGTGTTGTGGATGCAAAACAATTATTTTAGCTGTTCCTTGTTCAGATTTCATTGGATCATCATCAAGTTCTATTCGTACATCTTTTCGTAAAGTACCTACAGCATTTGTACTATCTGTTACTGCTGTAACTTCTATCTCTGATTTGTGATATCGTATAATATTACCAACCATAGTTGAGTCCCAATAAGCAACACTTGTTACTAAGTTTACATTCGTTTGTGCTGTTGTTTGATCTATATCTAAAGTAATATTAGAATCTGCAAATTTAAAATATGGTTGAAATATTTCTGTATCATTAAAGTTTGTTGCGAATTGAAAATCTGCTTTAGTAAATGTTGTTGCTCCTGTTCTTACAATTAACTGTGGTCTGAATGCTGTATGTGCAACAATCATTGTGTCTGCAGATTGTGTAAATGTAAATTCAAATAAATTAGAAGTAGTCCAAGGGCAACCTGTTAATGTGCCTAATAATGTGCCGTTTGTAGAAAATATAAGTAATTTAGTATTTTGAAAAGCTAGTACATATTCTTGATTCTCATTAAATATAAATGCTTCTAACCTAGTTTCTTCATTTAAATCTGCTCTATACAAAGTACCTTGGCGTCTTTCCATTGCACCTTGATTTAGACAAAAGATATTTCTTCCTCTTCTAAGTGCTTGTTGGAAGGCTTGTACATCTGTACGACTTACAACAGTTTCGTCAACCTCTCCACGGGTAAAACTATTTTGATGCACTCTTTGTATTGCCATATCATTTAACTGCTACTTGGTACAACTGCTCTCACTCCATCTGCTGTACCTCTGTTCCTTACTTCAATCAATAAACTTGTATTAAGTTTTCTTGTAGTTTGTGTTTGTGATTCCATACCCCTAGCTTGTGTAAGCTGAATATTTGCTCTTTTTTGATATAGTACAGAAAGATTATCATTTCTAGCTATAGCACCTGCAAATAAACTTGCTAACTCAAATACTAATATTTGAACAAAATATTCTGGAAACTGATCTTCGTGTGGTTGATAAGTATAATGTAGTATTACAGTATCGTTAGCACCACTATTGGTGTATAAAAATTCACCATATCTATCAAAAGGAATTACATTATCTGATACTGTAATTGTATGCACTAATAATGCATCATTCGGTATCTGATATGCAGAATCCCATTTGTCCAAAGGATCGGTAGAACTTTTAGACATTTGCTGTTGTTTACTAGCAAATCTCCATCTTGCTTTTGTTAATAAATTTTTTAATGTTGATTCATATAATTGATTAGACACTCGTGCTTCTGTATTGTTTTCTGTAAGAGCAGATATTACATTCGCTCCTACTAATACAAGTGCTTGATTACATATATCTATTTTACTTGCCATAATTTAAATATCGGGGGAGTTGCCTCCCCCAATACCCTATGTACCATTAATAGTTGTTACAGTAGCCGCCGCCGTTGCACTTGATACAACAAGGACATCTACTGTTCTTGTGCCACCCGTTGATCCAACAGTAATGATTACATCATTCTGATGAAGTTGATTGGTAGCATTATTAAAATAACCTGATCCTGCAATGGTTGCAACAGCATCAGCAGAGTTGTAGAGATAAACATTTTGATCTCCACCACCTGCAATCTTTTTTAAGTTTGCTTGAGTAAAAGCCATTAGTTTTCTCCTATTCTGTTATTTGACATTCTATCGCACCATCATTGTCAATCATCACAGCACCCATAGACATATATGAAGTGATTAGATTACTGACCTTTTCAGGTATATAGTTTACTTCAGTTCTGATATCAGAACCCATAGCTAAACCAACAGATGATCTGTGGTAAGCGTGGCAATCTCTAGTTGTACTAGAAAGCGACAGACCAGAGAAAGAGAACCATAAGAACCCTAACCATCTCTTAGCCGTCATACCACCTGAATATGGTAGTTCTTTTTCACCGATATACTCTGCTCTTGAGAATTGGTCAATTTGTAATAAATCTGCCCAACCTGCTGAAGATACAACAAAATATCTTTGTCCATCATCAGGAACATCAGCTTCGCCGAAATTTTCGTAAACTGTTAACGCCTTTGCAAGTGTAAGACCTGCAGAGCCGTGTACGACATTGTTACTATTAGACCCTGCATCTAACACATCAACAATAAGTTGATCTGTTTTTCTACCTAGAGCAGAAGCCGCTGATTGTGAAAGAACTTGTCTTTCATCTATGTTAGTTTTCAACTCATCCAATCTATCAACATAATCTGCCGCATAGAAATCAGATAGAGTTACATCAACTGTATTGTGAGTTATTTCCATAGTTGGAACATTGGCGTGTCTTGATTTCTCAGTTGCACTACCTTTGCCCACCTTTTGGAATCTCGCTTGATTGCCTTTTACATTATTAAGCTGTCTAACTGTATTCCTCAGTTTTGATCCCATACGCTGATATGCCATATGGACTTCTGATTCAAACTGCTTAATAAAGGCAGTAGTAATGGAAGTTGCCATAACTATCTCCTAATAAAGTTAATATTACAGTTCAAGAATTGTCCATAGTTTGATTCATTCGGGTTTTCCATATAGGGCCACATAAATCATCAATGGGTTCCACTTGAGTCTTTTCGCAAGACTCATAGTAAAAATATCTTACTTTTACATTTTTGACAAGTAGTGGTTCATTTTGGAATTTAAATCCTAACCATTTAAGCCATCTTATAGTTTGTGTTTGTTCTTCTGTAACGAAGTTATGCAAGTGTTGGTAATGAGAAATTGTCCAATTAAATGCCCGTTTTGTCTGGCGTAGGAATCGCATATTCTTCATTACATCTTCACCACTAAGAAACCAACAAGTAGCTTTTGTTGTATGACCTTTAATAGGAACACACCCCCACATTGCAATAGGTTTCTTGTCATCAAAAATTGTCCAAGTTATTGTATTTGGTCGGTTTGCTCTAAATGGATATAATAGTGCCATAAGTGGATCAAGACCAAATAATGCTATCTCAAACCTATCTTTACTCTTCATATGCAATGCTAATTCAAAAGCATCATCAGGCGTAGCAAGGTCTTGATATATCATCTATAGAGTCTAGCAAATGCATCATCTACTTTTCTTACAAAAGATTCATCTCTTTCTTTTGGGTCAAAGTAGCGAGGGTCTTTCATCATCCCTCTTACATCTTCTAGGGTAAGTTTATTTAGAGGTTCTTGTTGTTGATAAGAAGATATATTCTCATTTCTCATTTGCATAATTTTTTCTAGTATTTCAATACCTTCTGCAGTTGTACCTATAGTTGAACTAAGGTATTCGTGTTCATCTGGAGTAAAGTATGCTTGTGAAAAACTATCTACAGCTTGTATTCTTGCTTGAGCATTTTCTCCTAATTTTTCTATTTCTGCATCTGCATTAGGAGCGTACTCTCCCATCATATCAATATATGCATTAATACCATCTTCAAACATTTCTTGATCATATGCATTTTCTGCGCAATGACCTCGCCACCATTCTGTCATAGGATTTTCCATAACATCATCTTCTGTTATATGTTCTGGTAATGCAGGTAATTCATAATGTTCTGGAACTTCAGAATCAGCTTCTTGTGAAAGTTCATCTATAATTTGATCTCTAAGTTCATCTTTGTTACCACCAACATATTTTTCTAATTCTTTATATCCTTGTTCTAAATCTTCTTGTGATTTAAATTTACCAAGAATTAAGTCATCTGCTGTTGGTTGAACCAAAGTATCATTTGGTCTTTCAGATAAATTTTGTGGTTCTTGTGGCTGTTGTTCAGCCGTTTGTTCAGTAGATTCTGTTACTTCTGCAGTATTTTCTTCTGCTTGTTCTGTATTATCTGACATCTTTTTTCTCCTGTATTATGTTTTGACTTCTTCCTTTATTTAGTCGGCGTTGTATTAAACCTACTATATAGCGTTGACCTTCAATATGTCGTAGTTGCTGATCGCTTATTTCTGAACCTGCAACAGCTTCTATTGTAATCATTCGTAGATATTTTAATACTTCTGCACCTGCATCAGTTTTAAATACACTTTCAAAGATAAAATTAAGACGGGTTTCTTCGTCAGGACTTCGTTCAAAATTATCTAATCCTACTATACGATTAGGTTTTGCTTTCATACTCTATTTATACTACTTTGTAATGTTTTGTAAAGCGTTAATGGAATCCCTTGGTTGCATACCTGTTTGCTGTAACCCTTGAACCATTTCTCCTATTTGACCCGCCGCTTGTCCCATTTCTTTATCAGAACGAATTAACTCTTCTGGAACACCTAGTTTTTTAGCTAAAAACTTAGCAGTTTCGTTTTGCTTAACAAGAATATTAGTTAATTGTGGGCCAAGTCTGGCTTGTAACATTCCTATAAATCTATCTAAAGTAGCAACATCTTGTTGTTGTTGTGCTTGTGCAAGTGGCGAAGAGGATCTTATTTTTATTTCTCTACCATTAACAGTTGGAATTTGTATTCGCCCTTGTTTCTTTAATATATAAACTACTCGTTGTAATACAGGATTAACAAGTTCTGCTTGTAATCTTCCGAATGCCGCACCTATTTGACGAGAAAGGTCAGCCATTCGTTCTGCTACTTCCGTTGCTGACATAGGTGTCTTTTCGTTTGGCGTACCTAACATATCATTATATAGTGCCTTCTTTATATTTTGTCGCATATCTCGTAATACTAAATCTGATACCTGAAAGTTTCCTGCAGGTTGAACAGGTGTAAGTCCACTACTGCCAACAGCTTTTGGTATGATTGTTCCGGGAATTAATTGAATATTATCAACATTAATTACACCATCATCTTCTACTTGATACATACCAGATATTGCCATTTGTGCATTTTCTAATATCAATTCAATAACAAGATTAGAAGTTTTAATTGCAGGTAGAGCAAGTTGTAGTGGCCCTCTTCCATATACTTCACCTGCACATTTACTCCATCTATATATTAAATATGGATTTGATCCCATTCCTTTAAATGTTTGTGAAAATAATTCTGCTTCATATGTTTCTGAAATAACACAGAATTGGTATTCTTCTTCTTTTGTATTGTTATAATTACGATAAACTATTTCAATAAGTTTACATTCTTTATCTGGATTCTTGCCCATTTCTTCCATCATCCGTGCAGGTAATTTTGCATTAGGATAAGCATTTAATATTTGTCTAAATTTAATTCTTCTTTCTCTAAATATATGATCTATCTTTTCGTCGTGTCCTGCATCTAATAATAAATGAGGTAAAGGGATTGCTTTAAATTTTATTGGGTGTACAGCATCTCCCTCTTCAACAAGTAGACATCCTGTACCTACTGCGCAATCTAAAAAGGTTTCGTGAACTTCTTGTGAAAAATTTGAGTTTTGTAAAATTTCAAATACATATTCAGTAACAGTATCTAACATTTCGTTTACTTCTTTTTGTTCATCTTTTGGAATTTCAGTACCACTTGTAAACTCTGCCCATCTTGCATAGTTTGGTACAATGCCTGATTGTAAACGAGATGCAAACTCTTGAACCCCTACAACAGCAGTTTCATCAAAGATTCTTTCACTTCTTCTTTTTGCTATACTTTCTGAATAGAATGATTCCCTTTGAGGTAAAGCATATTCATAGCAATCTTCAAAGATAGGAATCCATTGATCTTTTATTGCTTGTGCTCGTCTATATTTAGCAAGAAGTTGTTTGACCTTTGATTCCGAAAAATCAACAGGTGCTTGAGGTATGACATCTACAACCATTTACACTCCAAGAGTGCCACGACTAACTGTGCCTTGTACTGCTAAATACCCCGATCCACTTCTTCTTCCTGACATAAGCGACCTTCTGCCTCTTCTACCAGAAACTTCTGCAAGTGTATCTTGATATCTTTCTTCTTTCAACTCAGCCTTCTCTCTCAACTGCTTCCTCCTATCTGCCGCTCTCTGTGCCCTTTGGGATGCAGAGATTGGAGGAGGAGGAGGAGGAGGAGCAGGTCTTGAGCCACCGCCACCACCACACATAAGCTATCTCCTTCTTTCATAAATGTTCTTGGGTTTTACATCAAAAACATTAAAATTTTTTTTAGCTATTATAGGTTTACTATATTTAGTACCGATTGTCAAAGACCTACCTTCACCTGCACCAAGTAATAAATATTGTAAAGCGTCGTGTACATGCGAAAATCTATTCTTATTTGGTCGCTCATCATAGCGTTCACCAGATACTTGAAGTCGTCTATAATGATATCCACCTGCAAATCCTCTAAGTAAATTAATACAACTTTTATCAATAAGAATACCTGATTCACCATCTACCATTCTATTAAGACAAGTAGCTACAGACTCTATTCGCAATGTAACATCATTACTTGGAGCAGGTCGAGCAGTAATACCTTTACCTCTTAGTATTTGAAATGGTGTGCTTTCATCTGTTTGCACTCTATGATCTCCTGCAGGATCTCCAAATATATAAAAAGTTCTAGGATGATATCGTGCCATAGATTGTTTCATTAAATCAGAAAATTTAACAATACCCATATCTTCTGCTACAAGTTCTTCAAATACTATCCATCTGGTTCTTATCTTTTGTGCAAAGACACAAGCAGGTGTAAGACCAAAATCAATACCCATATAAACAGGAAGATGTTCTGCAAGTGCAAGTTCACCTTTAGCCATATGTACATCTTGTCTATATGATTCATATACGGGTTTACCATCTTCAACAGTACCAAGTTTATTAAGAACATATACATCTATCCACGATTTTGTTTTACCACGGATAATATTACTATAATAATTCTCTGTAAGATTCTTTCTATTCTCAGATACTTCAGATTTTTTATATTCTTGTATCTCATTGTTTTTATTTTTTATTTCTAACATAGCAGGTGGTTGATTAAAAAATTTCCAATTATCTGGCTTAATCAACATCTTAGCTTCTTGTTTACTTATATAATCAGGTATAACAGTTTCACCTGCCATAATTGCCCACCAATGATCGGTATCAGGTGGATTGGTATCGCAAACGACTCCATACCAAGTTGGGCCACCATCACGCATAGATGGAAAACGACCAACACGCATAGAACAAGCATCAACAATACTTTTAGGAATTTCTCGTGCCTCATTGATCCATACTCCTGTAAGTTCTAAAGATAGTAATTTCTTAACATCTTCAGGTCTATCTAACGCTAGAAAGATTACCTCACAATCAATATCCCCTTTTTTTAGTTTGTGTGTATAAGGTACACTCCAAGTAAAGTTTCCCCAATCTTCTTCAGGAAACCAATCTAGCCAAGTTTTTATTGTAGTAGTTTTAAGTTGAGGGTTAGTATTACGAATGACCGCCCATCTAGTTTTGCGAATCCCTTCATCATTCGGCTTTTGTGATATAGCTCGTTTTATTATTTCAATACAACAAGCTACAGATTTACCAGAGCCAACAGGCCCTCGTATTCCTCTAAAGAAAGTATCGTCTTTTAAAAAGTGTTTTATTGTATCGCCGTCTGGCTTATAACTTAGTGATGCCATAATTAACTGCTAGTTCATATAGTTTTTCTCTAGCTTCTTCCGATAGAGATTCTATGATTCTATCAGCTTCGTGATTATTCACAAAGTCTTTTGGGTAATGTTTCATATGTTGTGATTTAACAACAGTACGAAGTGTTTCTATTTCTCTTATAGAATATTTAGTAAATATTGTCATACTTTTCTAAATCTCCTTACTTTTCTTGCGATTGACTTAGGTTGTTTACTAAACTGTTTTCCACTAGCTTTGTCTTGTCTTTTCTTTGCCGAAGTTCTCGCATATTCTTTTGATGATAAATTTTTAATAGCTTTTTCGGGTAAATACCTTTCACCTGTATCTGAAGATTTTTTACCTGATTTTGTACGCCATTTTTGTTTAGACCATTTGGATAACGAGTTGCTAGATTTTTTGCCACCCTTATAGCCACCACCTGCTTTTTTGTATGCTTTGACAGCCGCTTGTGCTTTTCTGCCAGACCATTGACCTGCGGCCGTTCCGTGAGATGCTTGTGCTTTTACACGAGCAACAATTCTTTTCCATAGAGAAGGATTTGATTTTGTAGCTGAACTCATAACTAATATATTTTTTTACCAAAGCCACCTTTTAAAATTCTATTAGATAATGGTACACCACTTCTACCACTACTACCTCTTCGTTTCTTCTTTTGTTTTTCTTTAAGTTTAGACTCCGCTACTTCTCCCTTAGTAAATCCCGGAAAATCTTCTTCTTTTCTAAATTTTATTTTAAATTTTCTTTTTTTTTGTATTTGTTTTAATTTTCTTTTTAGTTCACTTTGTTTCTTTTTTCGTGCTTCTTCTTCAAGTTCTTTTTTTAATTGTTCTCTAAACTTTGGACTTACCTTGTCTAATTGTTTTTCAATTTTACCTGCCTCCGTATCTCTACGAATTTCGTCAAAAACTTTTTTGTACTCCCTAGCCATTACTTTTTTCTCCTATTTGTACTACGACTAACAATTCGTAGATTACTTTTTTTATTATTACGAGGATTTCCATCCTTGTGGTCTATATCTTTATTATCATTTTTTTTAACTTTTTTCAATCGTAGTGCTAACCTTCGTACTTTGTTTCTATTAGCACGATCTTTTTTTGACGAAGATGAGGATTGGAACTTGTCGTATTCTTTTCGGTAATTACGCTTTGTCATTACTGTTCAAAATGTGTGCCTTTGCCATTTGGTAGGCCGTTTCTTTTGAATGACCTTTCATCATTTTGTATTCAGCGTAGTCTTTGATTTGTTTCATTCTGTGCAATTCAAGGTCTGCTTTTTCTGTGCGAACCATTGCTTCTGCTAATTTTGCACTTCTTCTTTGTGCTTTAGTTTCTTCTTTCTTTTCTACCTTTGGCACCAGATACCGTTGCTTTCTTTTTGTTTTTTAAATCTCTACGAGCTTTGAGTCGTGCTTTAATTTCTTTCATTTGCTCTCGCATTTTTTTTGCTCGTTCATTATCTTTTTCTGATTTACTTCTATTTAAAGCATCTATTTTTTCATTAAAAGAAAGTTTATCAAACTCTTTTTTTGGTAAGTTTGGTTTTGCTTTAACTTCAGGTTTGTCTGCCTTCTTTTTTATTGATGGTTTATTATCTTTTTCTATTCGTCTTTCTTTATCTGATGTAGATCGTTTATTATCTTTTTCTATTCTACGACCTTCTTTTGATCTAAAATCATCTGCTGTACCACCTTTAGGATTATTAGCAATAAGAAATACTCTACCTTTTGGTGCCATTTGAAGTTTATTATTTTTAAGTCTAGTAACAGTTTTATTACCTTTTTGCTGTGTCTGTCCAAACTCTTTATCATAAGACCTCCTACCCATTGCTCTAAGTTTATAGTTCGTAGGGTATTTACGAAGTGCTTGACTATATGTCATATTTCTAAATTCTTTCATAATGTTATTATTTCTTTTTTTTGTAGTTTGTCAACTATCGCAATATTCTTCTTGGTAAAAAATTGTTTACTCCCATTAAACTTGTTCGGGATCTTGGTCTATTTATACCTAATCTTTTTTTGGCAACAGGAGGTCGTGCTTTTACTTTTTGCATTTGTTTATATTGTTGATCTGATATCGGCCCACTACCATCTTTATTAAAACCATATTTAGGACTATACAATAGTATTGGTTTAGGAAACCCAAACATAGTGTGGTACTCTCGTTGCAATTTATTCATTTGAGATTGATCTTTAGGTTTTCTGTCTATGGCATATTTAAGTGCCATAGCAGAACGATTAAACATTGCAGGTATCATTAGCTTTTATTTTTTTTAGCTAAAGAAAGCACCTTTCTTTGTACGCTTTTAGATAAATCTTTAAAATGAAATAGCTTCTTACTAGAAGCGTTATGTGTTTTACCAGAGTGAAGATCACCATTAGGCATTTTATGAGAGCCACCTTTGTGAACTTTACCTGCTTTAGTATAATGTTTTACGCCTTTCATTAGTACCCCTTCTTCTTAGGTTTTTTCTTTTTCATTGGTGGTTTTGGCATTTTATATCCGGGCATTTTATTTACCTTTCTTTTTTTTATTTTTTAATCTGATTGACATTGCTTTTGCTTTACGCCTTGCATCAGCTTTACTAGATGCACCCCACGCCCTAAGTGATAAAAGTAAACGAGTTGGTCTACCTTTGCTATCTCTTTCGGGGCCGGGCATATTTCCCATTCTAGCTAAGAAAGATGCTCGTCTTGGATTATCTCCTGACTTAACAGGTGCTTTTAATGTACCACCCGTTTGTTTCTTGTAAGATGCACGACCTTTTGCATTTAATCCTCCTTTAGGATTCTTACCTGCTTTCCGTGTCCAAGCGGGTGAAGGCATTAGAATATCACCCAGATCAAAATGTTAATTATTATGTATGTAGTCATAACCGAACCTTAACAGAAATAAAAAAAAAATGCAACGAACCTTGAAAGACTCTAATGAGTGAGTAGGACATATATACAGCCGAGCTATCTGTTTTCTGAACCCCCCTATGGTGAAATAGGGGGGACAAGAAAACACCATCTGGCTGAGTAATCATATGTGCGCAGATACAGAAAACCTTTTGACGACAAGGGCAGGGTTACTTCAAGTCTATGTTAATACTGAAATCTCCTTTGACCAAGTGCTGATGTTTATCTGGTGCTTTGAATCCTGCCCTGTCTAATATGTCCTTAGATGCTTCCAACTGTACATACTCCGACTTGGCTGAACTGCATAGGTCAAGTAGTCTATGTTGTGCTTTGACGGCGGACATACCAAGGTTCTTCTGAATCTGCTCAAACATATACTGCTGTACCTCTGGTTTTCGTAGCATACGGGAGGCACTTACTCTTGATGAATTTCCTTTGTATCCTGCGACTTTGGATGCTTCGGTTATAGTACAACCAGAGGCTACGAGCGTATCAACAAGTTTTCGGGCTTTCGGAGTAATCGTATTTGCTTTTTGTTTAGCAACGGACATACTCTTCATATATCAAGTGTCGTTGAAAAAGTCAACATACTCCGAAAGGCATTGTGTTATGACATATGATTACTCCCATAAAAAAAAGCCAAGTCCGACTACCCTGTGGTATAATTAATTGTTTTAGTTCATCAAGATATTTCGCAGTACTTTTTGATTTGATGTTCTCTTCATCGGACTTAGGCTCAAATGGTGCGACTTTGTTTGTGATGTAAACACATTGCCATTCACTTGTGTCCTTGTATCGCCAAACCATACTGTTACTACTATAATGGTCGCAGATAGCTGACGGCTCAGATTCGTTTCCTCAATTTGTATGACAATCTCTTTCCATTGAACATTCTGGGAATAGATAAACTGACGGAAATTTGTGCTCTTGGAAACGCTTCTGCTCCTTCGGCTGTAACATTCCACTACTTGGATTAACGGCAAATCATCAAGGAACATCAGTTGAATGGTTCTAAATCAGATGCTATCCCCATATATAGGGTGTGGGTGTTGGGGGGCGTTCATTAAAGTTAATATCTTTGTGAATGAGTTTTTGGCATCTGATTTAGACAATTTACTGTTCCTTTTTATTAGTTAATATCAAAATCATTATGCCACCATAGGATATGTGCTACACCTACAACAACGAATACATCTAAATAAATATTTGACTAACAATCCCATAGTCGTAGGTCAATCTTCCTGCATCTGGGGATGCAGTAAGATATGGATTTCTGAGGGAAATCCCCCTACTCCTTGGTTTGTTGCAAATATTTTTTTAGACAGGCCATCGTCGTGCCTTGGGATGGTGTATTGTTGTTGTAGGTGTAGACATATCCTATAAGGGTGGCGATTTTGATATTAACTAAAAAAAGGAGTAAATATGTCTAAATCAAATACACAAAAACTACATTCAAAAGATATTAACTTTAAATCACTTAAGTCGTGTGTGGAGGGGATAGCATCTGTTTTAGAACCATTCACCAATGATGAAGATGATTTGACCAAGCCTGTTAATCCAGGTAGTGTCAAGGTTACATCCTCAGAAATTGAGCAGAAGCGAATCCTACGAGCACTATGTAAATTTCCGACAAGTGTTATCTATTCCCATCAAGGTTCAATGGAAAGAAAGATTGAACAAATTGAGCGTAGGAAACAGAATCGTGAGCCTTACAGCTATCTGCAAGACCAAGTAGATAACAGTATAGTTTGGATTGAACGATACAAGGCACTACAAGATGAGATGGCCGCTGTGTTTACTAATATCACAAACGAAAGTCTTAAGTTTGAGCCTAAGTCCTCTGATGACGAGAACGAAGAATCAAATACAAAAAGATTAGATACTGCGAAAGAGTATCTTGAATCACTAAAAAAATAATAATTATAGGGTAGTCAGAAATGGCTACCCTTTTTTTATGGAGATAATCATATGTCTTTAATTGTTGATAAGCTAGTAGTCATTTTCATTCTAGTTGCTATTGTATATCTAAATCCTGTGTTCAATGGTATATCATTGTTTGCTTCAGGATTTGGTTTATACTATGGAATGAAAATGATACAGCAGTTAATCTGGTGGTTAGCTGAAAATACCGAGTAAGTAACGGAGTGTGGGACAAGTGGCAACCTTTTCACTATCATCAACCCACTCCCTGCACTTGCACCCATAATGCAGGACACACAGTTTCCTTCCCCATAATGTCCTGCACTATGGTTGCAAAGGCCTTGCAACCTCGTGCATACTAGGTCTATGTGTATATATACAAAAGCTATATACATAGAATATTTGTATGCACACCAACAACTATGATTGCTTTAGCGTGGTTATATGTAATCAGATTCCACGAGCAATCAAGTCAAGACTAAATAGGTTTGAGTTCTATGCTTGGCGATTAAGGTTTTGTAATTTGTACCTAATAACAACTATACGCTTATATGTCAGCTGTAAACATATGCCACATATAAGCTACCACCGGAAAAGTGGACAGACAAATTATGGACTAAGGTTTTGTAGCTTGTACCTACTGAACGCTGAAAGGCTACCACCTAAAAAGTGGGGAACAAACAAGTTACACTAATATTAGACTTTAAACAAAGGAGTATCAAATGTCTAAGTATCTTAAAGCTGATGAAGAAAAGCATCATTATGAAACTGAAATTCATCAAAAAACTATGCACGAGATTAATCGTGTAAATACATTCAGAACTATGTCAAACGAATATCAAGACATCATACAAACAAAGTATGCTGATGATCTTATATCTCACAGTAAGTTTGGTTTAGCTCAACACTACTATGCAATAATGGAGCATCTTACCAATGTATGTTTAATTGAAATAGAAAACAGATTGTATGCACCAGAGTATGATGAGCGTATGAAAGAAATTGCAAACGCTGTAGATGAATTAGAAAAGATTGCAAAATGAAACTA